GCAGCAATGGGTTAAAGTGCATCCCATTTGCCTTTGCTCCTTTCTTGACACCTTTTGCACTTAAACAAGCATCATGTAATTTTTGATATATATTTCTTTTAGTCATGTTTTATTCCCCATAGGTTAGTTATTAATTGTAATTGTTCCGGAGCTAAATCTTTATAATAAAAAAAATGGTTCATGTCTGGTGGCTCACACATCAATGCAAGTTCAGACAGATTACCTTTGCAAAACATAATCATACGTTCCCAAAGTATAATCTTTTCAACCATCTTAAAGTATAAATGCTCTAGATGTTCTTTCTTCATTAACTCATGCGATTGATCAAAGATAATATGATCTTTGTCATTTACATAAATTAAATATGGTACCTTCTTGGTAGTCATATAATAAAATGAAGTCTGTGTTAGGTTGTCTATTGCAGGTTCAGTGGGTAGCTCTTGTGTACTCAAGTACCACTCATCCTTGTTCTTAACCTTTCTAATGTTCGGTGGTTTTGTTTTTAATTCTATAAATAATTTTTCTGTTAAATAATCTACTCTACCAGTTATTGGTTTGATCATGGTAAATTCTTTGTGATCAACATATTTTTCGCAAAGTAATTTATCAGTTCCTACTAAATCTTTCACTACTTTTTTTGTAATACCTATGCAATCATGTGCATAACTTATCATTTCCTTTCTTGCATACTCATCCTTTTTATCTACCGGATCTTTTTTATTTATTTCTTCTAGCTCTTTATTAAAACAAGTATTATAATCCCGGTCCCATTCTGCAGCGACAGAAGTTTTTGTTTTAAATAAAACATCTGCAATCAATCTTTGTACTGTATTATTTACAAGGTTGCCAAAGTTAGGCTTGTATCTCCATGACCAAGACCTTCTAATTTTTTCTGGGAAAGTATATTGAATTATATTTTTTGCAAAAGGTGTAGAGGTAGAAGAATAAGACCAATGATCTAAACCTTTACCACCATTAAATATTGCAAATGCTTCTTCTATTAATTGTTCTTTTGTTTTTTCTCTGAGTTTCATAAGTTCCTTTAGTTTTCCACTATCTATACATATATTTTTTTTATTGTAAAGAAAATAATATGATATATATAGATACATATTAGATAAAGAAAGGACTTATGACACTTGAAGAATATCGTAAAAAAAAGGGGTTATCCTACTATAATTTTGGACTTGAGCTTGGCATTGTAGGTGTACAAAATCCCGGCACGTCAGTTCAGAGGTGGTGTTTAACTGCTAAAGTTAAAAGATTTCCGGACCCAGATATGGTAAAGAAAATCTTAGAAGTAACCAACAATGAAGTAACAATAGAGGATCTGTACAGTGCTTGGTACGAAAAAGTTTAAATACAAAAGAGTAAAAATTATTTGGCAAGATATTGTTAGCAACTCAGAGTGGACTACTTTAGAAAAAGCTAAAGAACAGATGTATAGTTGGTGTGAGGACACTGGCTATCTATTATGTAAAGATAAAAAAAAAGTTATTATCTTTGCTTCGCACAGCTTTGATGATGATGGTTCTCTTACAGTTGGTAACACTACAGTATATCCAAGATCGGTTGTAAAAAAGATTGAGGTTTTAAAATGACGTATGAAGGTATCTTTGATGAGGTTGATTGTAAAAAAGAATTGGCACGAGCAAAAAAATTTATAAAAAAACAAGCAGATATAATTTTAGCTTTAGAAAAAGAAATAGAACAAAAAGATAATGAAATATTAATAATAAAGGGAAGAAAAAATGATTGAGTTATTTTTAGATTCACCTATGGAATTACAAGTATTGTTATCATCTTTTATACTTGTATTAGTTTGGGGTATCTTTAAAAGATAATGGCACGTTGGACTTATGCTTTTTCCAATGGCAATTACAACGATTGGCATAGGAAATACGAGGGTATAGCTATGATTGATGTTGATAGTATCGAGGTTTGTCCTCGTTGCTTTGAGCCTTTAGCTATACTTGAGACTTGTTATGATAAAGGACAGAAATATAAGGCTACAAACCTTGTAAAGACCCTCGCTAGTCGCTTAAATATACCCTGCTTTTTAGTTTTCTATAGAAATCTGACCCCAACTACCCTAACCTTTAGAGTTAAGCGTATAACAAGCTCTCCGACAGAGTTTGAGCTGATGAATGAGGACCAATGGTTGTCCATCTTGCTAGACCTACAACGAAATCACAGAAAATATTGTGCAGACTAGAGGTTTTATACATATAACGTACAAATTGTACTTCCATCTTAATAGATTGTCCGGTCAAAAGAAATCTAACTGTTTAAATGTATTCATGGCGCTGATGAAACACTGTTGGAAGAAGAATAATTATTCGGCTGGTCTTAGGCACATGACTTTAGCTAAAGATACTAACTTATCTAGGTCTACTGTTAAGAGATCACTTGAAACTTTAGAGAAGATGAATGTAGTTTATTCTATCAAAGGTCGCAGTGGTAAGACCTACTCTATCAATCAATTATTCATTAAAAATGAGGGTCTATTTCAAGGTAGCTCAAATCTACACACCTCAATGTATAAATCTGAACTACCTAATGCGCAAATAAGAGCTACATTAGTAGATACATTAGAAGTATATACTATAGAAAATATAATTAGAGATAATAGAGGTAATCAACAAGCTATAGTAGACAATTTAGCGAAGCTCCCCCTTGCAGAGCTTAATTCAGATACTAATAATCCATACTATATTAAACTTGCCAAAGAAAGAAAGGCTGAACTGGACCGGGAAAGTAAAGCAAGTTATGTACACCCTCAAAAAATATTAACTGAACTCTCTAAAATAAGTAAGAACAGTAACCCTAGATACAGAGAAAAAGTAGAATATAATAAACGTAACAACCTAGACTACAAAGGTAGACCTAAAAAATAATGCCGGGAAGAGCTATGAGAAAGGTGTTTTGTCAAGGGTTTACCAGAGCCGGTAGACGTGAGGGTAAATTGATACCTTGTAGAATGAAGGGTTATCAGTTGGCAAATGGAACCTTTTATTGTAAGTATCATGGGTATCAAAATGTTAAAGGGTTTAGAAAATCTAATTACACAGATGAAACTAGAATAAAACAACTAAGTAAACTACAACAGTTTAGGAAATACACAGATGACCAACTCAAAGAATATTACTACACCAAAGTCAAAGTCAGAATTGATAACAACGAACCAAGCAGATATAATCTGCGAAAAACTAACGAGAGGTCTAACACTTACAGAAATCTTAGAGGAAAAACAGTACGAGTTCAGCTTGATGAAGTTCTATGCTCACTTAAAAAAAAATCCAGAATTGAATGAAAGAATAACTGAAGCAAGAAAGAATGGTGTACAAACTTTAATTGATAAGCTGTTGCAA